TAGAGGAACCACAGTCTTTCAAAATCTTTTTCGCTAAACATAATCTTTCAAGTTTTAAGTTTAGCACGAAGGTATGGGAAAGAAACATGATAGTCAATACGCCAATTTTGGATGGTTACCGAATGTATGCCGGTACTCCCAGCCATTCTCACTATTCTCATCATCTTTCCCGAAGCCATAAAACAGTATCCACTTGGAGCGTCCTGTACGTACAAGACAATCCTGCCGCTTCTTTGTGCCGTAAATCTTTTCCATTGCATGAATTTTGATTTACGACAAAAGTAGCGGATACCGAGCGGATTAGTATGTTATCTTTTTCCCGTCAGGTAAAATTGTATTTTCGTTTGCCTCCGTCAAACATTTCACATTTGAGAACTGTTTCAAATGGAAAGCCGTCCTCAATATCGCTGATTTGGTCAAGAATACCTTTCATCTCAACCGATGCAGTAAAGAACTTTCCCCATTCTTGAGTCCTGGGATTGCGGAACGATACCAGATAACGGTCTTCCCCCTCTTTGGTGTCTATTCCTGTTTCAAAATCATGTATCTCAATTGGAATATTTACGATGTCACTCAAACGCATAACCTTGCCGGGAAAGCGTTTTTTTCCATCTGCTGGAGTGTACGTAACACCCATTTCAGAAAATTTCTTCATGTTGTTCTTGGTAAGTATATAAAATAAATGTTTGCAATCTGCATGGCAGGCCATACCCTTGAATGAACCAATTATTTGCTGTCTCCGTTTCCGTGATTTAATCTTGGAAAGTTTTCGGGCTGCATTTACTTTTGTCCGTTTTCGTAGCAATGTATAGTCGCCGTAGTTGACAAAGCCAAGGGCATCCATACCGGCGGATATGGGAGCCACTTTTTCGCTTGGTTTTATTGTCAGCCCTATTTGAGCTGCTTCATAGTGTAGTTTGTCCCGCAATTTCCACAAATCACGTTTACTCTCACCGAGAATAAAGATGTCATCACAAAAACGGAAGTAATGTTTTGCACCATATTCATCAATCATCCGGTGATCAATATCATTATGGTAAAGGTTTCCAAAGAATTGTGAGGAACGCAGTCCTTTGCTTATGCCATGCTTCCCGTTGGGATATAGTGCTTTGACAAAATTTTCAAGAATAGGCAATAAGACAGGGTCTCCGACATACCGCCTGATTGTGGAGATTAATATATCATGGTCGATACTGTCATAATATCCTTTATAATCGCTTTGATAATAACAGTGTATATTGGGGTTCTCTGCCAATGTATCCTGCACCTGATGGAACAAACCATGCGGTCCACGTCCTTGTATGGATGCAGCCGTTGTTTCTATCAATAGGGGTGAAAGATGCTTTTCCAACGGCTCCATAATCGCATTGCTTCCAATACGCTCTATGACTGACGGGGCTTGCACAATTCTTACTTTCGGTCCGTCATCCACAGTAAACGACTTGAGGTTCTTTATACGGAATGTGCCGTTACCTATCTGTTCTTTCAGTGCATCAAGTATCTTATGCTTGTTTTTTACATAACGGACCATTCTTGGTGAACATTCAATGCCATCTATTACAGCTATCTCTCTTTGCCGATTCCCGCTTCGGGTATCTGCACTTCTCAGATTTGCCATGACACGCTTGAATGACCTTTCCAAATTCTCATCGGATATAATCTCCGGTATGAGATTATATAACGGATAACAGACCGCAGGTGCAGCTACGGCCGGTTGGAATAAATCGTATATATCGCTGACCGCCTTCCGGTCTCGTGGGGAGTGGTCCAACCTCTCCCCACATGTGGTTAAAGATATGTTCCGGCTTTCCATTAATAAATATATATTATCATGCTGTTGCCGAGGCTCGAATCCCTCGGAGAATGGCGGTGGTAATCTCGTACCTGTGCAGGGTCTCCGATTAATTTAACCAACAGAATTTCAGACGCGCCCCGTAGTTCGTGTTCGAGTTCGATGAAGCGTTGTTCGCGTTCGCATAAGCGAGACCGCTGTTCGCATTCGAGTTGTTGCCGGACCGCAAAACACAACGGCGCGAGGGATTGTCCGCCTTTTATTTTTTTAAAGAGTTATGCTTCCTAAACCGGAAATACTCAAAGACGCCTTCATACCCATGGCCTTAAACACTCGCGCAATGGTGGAAAGGGTCAGATTACGTCCGCTTTCTATCTTGGATACTTGTGAACGCTGTACACCGATTTTTTGTGCCAATTCCTCTTGGGTCATGTTTTGGGATTTACGGGCTTTTTTTATGGCTTCCCCAATCAAAAATGATTGCAATTCAGCTTCATACTTATCTCTGTGCGGTGTACCGACCTCACCTATATGTTTATCCTTAACTTCATCAAGGGTATAAAATTTAATTGCTTCCATATACTTATTTTTTTGAGTTGAAATATAATATTCTGACGGCTTCCGCCTTGTTTATCTCTTTGCGTGGGGTCTTTTGTGTTTTCTTCACAAATCCATGCGTGGCAATGACCAACGTTTCCGCGTCGGTGTCCCAAAAAGCCAACAGACGATATTGAATACCTTTATACAGGGTGCGAAACTCCCAAATGTCAGTATCATCTAATTTCTTGAATAAATCTTTGTCCATATAACCATTGGCTACCTTATCTACATTATAGATAATTTTATCCTTAACGTCTTGGCGCAGAGTGTCAAGAAATGCATCGGCTTCACTCGACATTATTACTTTGAATCTCGTTTTTAATTCCATATCTTATATCATTCACAATGCAAATATAGTGAAAATGTTCTATATATGGAACGTTTTACAGACAAAAATACAACCATATAAAAATTAGTTTCAAAAATCGACTCGCTTACGCGAGAAAAAGAAAGAGGGAGCAGCCTACGGCTCTCCCTCCAACGCTTTTTTCGAAATCACGAGGTCCGCTCTATTCAATTATAACGAATTTTCCGCAGAAGGCCAGACGCGCCCCGTAGTACGCGTTCGAGAGCGATGAAGCGATGCTCGCGTTCGCATAAGCGAGACCGCAATTCGCATTCGAGTTGTTGCCGGACCGCAAAACACAACGGCCTCGGCTTCCACTTATCCAAAATCCTGCTGCATAATGTGTTACATACATACTTGTATCTCCCTTGTGTACTCTGCTGGGCAATACATCGCACTTGGCACCATGTACTATGCGCACGACACAATTTCCATTGGAAGTGTCAACTGTTTTAACAGTCCGTTCGGTTTTGTTTACGGGGTCATAAATATGCGCTGTATAATCTATTGGATATGAACTGTCGTTCTCCGTGCATTTTGCCTTGTAGAACGCTTCATAGCTCGGCACATTAAAAGCGATATAGTCCATCCATTCTGAATCACAACCCACATAATGCTTCAATCCAAGTATGGAGTTGAGCGTATTGCCGGTATTATTGCTGTCAGCCATGCCAATGGAATCCAGTTTATTCAAAATGCTGTCATGTCCGCCATTGCCCACAACCGACTGTTCGTTGGTTGTTCCGCTCAAAGCCCACCATAGATTGCTAATCTCTTTATGCTGTTCGTAATCCTGCAACTGATAGCCGACTCCACGTAAGCGGCAGATGTTTTGGAAATCCTTTGCCGTGTAATTCAAACCGCCGATAGGCATCTCAATAGGATTACCCTCACTGTCGTATTTCCATTCGTTAGATGTAACGGACGTTCCGTTGCCTTTCTTCGAACGTATATCACCGGAAAGGCTGCGTGGCATCTTCAAACCGTCAACGGTAATAGGATATACACCGACCAGACTGTCGTTGTCGCCAACCGTGTGTTCGGTCCATTCGGGTTCTATGGCTTCAATACTGCTGCTGTCTACAACAAGGCACTCTATGTCGCCAATGTCACGGAAAGAAGTGAAATAAAACCATTTTGCACCGTTAGGTATGTCACAGAACACATAATCACCGATGTTGAAGTCAAAATAGGTATGGCTTACAGACATGATGAACGTACTGAGCACACGGTTGTTTTCATCAGTGAACACGCCTCCAAGCCGGGCATGGTTCAGACCGGGCCATCTTACCTGCTTCATTCCTCTCACATCCATCTTGTAGCTGTTCGTATTGGATGCGGTGGTTATGACATCCTCGCCTATGACTTCACCGACAACGGCATCAATCGCATACACTCCGGTATTTTCCATATATAGCAATTCCGACAACAGGGATTTTCTGCTATGCAATGCAGTTGAGAGCGGTTCGGTCTCTGTTATAGAAGGGAAAAAATACTTTACTTGGTTCTTGTAGTCGTTCACTCCCTTGTACCAATGGTGCGGAGCATGCCAGAATATATCAAAGCCCTCTCCAGCGGTGTCCGTTATGTCAAAGCTGCTGCCGTTTTTCAGGTAGTTGAAATCCGTATCGCTTAACTGCACGCCTTCCATCTGGTTTTTCTTCGTGTTGAATGAGCATTTATAGGCATGGCATCCTTTCTTGATGGCAAGGGTATGCCCGCTTGGAATATATGTGTTGCCATAATCCGCCCCCGTCTTGTTTTCGGGATTGCTATACTTCTCACACGAATCATTGTCTACCGTATCGCTGATTTTCACAATAGAGAACTGCGAATTATGAAGTTCAAGTTGGGGAAAATACCGGACAAGCTCTTCGATTTCGTTCTGCTCTATCAGTTCGACCAATATCCATCGTCCGGTTATTCCGCTACACTGTCCTTTTTCATCGTACGCATTACCATTCGCATCCAATCCTATAGCCCCACCGTTTTTTATGGAACGAAGCATTTCAACACTCGCCGTAGCATTTACGTTGGGAATACGGACGGTTTTCAATTCACTTGCATTGACCACCTGTTCCAACAGAGTCATCGTATCAATATACGGACATTCATTCACGAATATTTTTGTAACCTTACTGACACCACCAAGAGAAAGCCCGCCGGGATAAGTCAGATTAGGCAGATTGTTCAATACAAGTTCAGTGATAGTACCGGGAAGGGCAAGCGTACTTATCGGAGAAGTTTCAGCAAACGTTATTGCAGACAAAGAAGTATTATCGGCATGCACACTCTCCATTCGTGGACACTTTGAGCAATTGACGGTTATAATTTCCGTGTTTCGAATATCCAATGTAGTGAGAAACGGCATGTCTCCTAAATCCAAATTGGTAAGAAATCCGGTGTTTCCGGGCGACATTTTCCATTCCTTATGATTTTCACTACCGAGATACAGTTCCTGTAGCAACGACATTTTTGAAAGGGTATTCCCGAATTGAGGGTCAATACTTACTTCACTTAAATCTATCATGCTCATGCGGTCTGCCTGATATATGTACAGCATGATGTTTTCCCCATGCTGGAAATCTGTGAATGTACCGCTTTCCCCTGCCTTCAGAAAGATTCCCTGTGTAATGTTTCCACTATCGTTACCGATACCGAAATACCCACTCTTGGCCGCTTTAAATCTGATGACTGCACCTTCTTTTGCACCGATACGTCCACCAATATAACCGCTTTCCGCCTTGAAATCCCCACAGCGGTAGTATCCGTCACGGATGCGCCAGCGTTGTTCTATAAAAGCGGGAAGAGATGTCAGTCCCAGCCCTTGCAATGCATAGAAATAGAGGTCGTTATATCCTGTATATTTGATATACTTCCGTTCTCCGTCATAACTTGAAACAACTTTAGGCCATTTTTTCATTATCTGTTTTACAAAATAATAGTCAGCCCCCTTGGGAGAAAACGGTCCGGCACCGATTCCAAGTGTATCGGGAAGCGAACGCATCGTATCTGCTATTGCAGGCAATGTAATTGTATTGGCATTTTGGTCTACATCCATAGTCTGCTGACCACGTATATCATTCCAAAGCACGCTTCCTCTTCCGGCGTATGCACTGTTTGTCAGGTCACCGGGGTCAACTTCCGGGTCAATGGTTTGCCCGCCGTCATTATCCTTACCGTTACAGGTATCACAGTCATAAACTTTATTAAGATACATTCTTCGTGCTTCCATACCGTTTGCTCCGCTATAAACACCGTCCTTGACGCTGCAGCCGTCTTCAAGGAAGAACATCGGTTGCATGTTTTTCGCCTGTTGGTCGACAGCGGCAAGATAATCGGTGAAAAGATAATAGGAAACCAATGAGTACGGATTGATGTATTTCCACATCTGTGTCTTCCAAATTTCCTGCCATTTCCCTGCGAGTTCTTCCTTGGCATAATCGCAACTATCACAGAATTTCAGGACTTGATAAAGGTCATAAGGAACTTTCCGTCCCATAGCCAAGTCTATCTGTAGCTGGTCATCGTCTATCATGCATTCAAAGTACCTTGTCCACATCGGATAAGTATCCTGTCCGAGTTTGAGTTTCGTTACCCACGAGGACTCTGCGGTAGTAGGTTCCATCATGTCTTCAACGCTGCCAACCCCTTGCCACCAGTTCATTCCATCATATGTGAGCAATTCGTAACCGCTTACCGGATTAAGGACCTTGCCTGTAATCTTCCACTTGCCGTTTTCCTGCTTCATCTCTCCGGCTTGTCGCGTCCACTCTCCCCGTTCGTATGACATAAACCGGTAGTCCTGCCCGCAATATAGGGAAAGAAGATAAAGCTTTTCTTTATCGGTGGTAATATCATTCTTAAAACGTGTTTCTATCTGGTCGAGGCTTTCGCCATTTTGTCCGAAATATTCCACAAAATCTCCATAGTTCACGCAGCCTTTATTGTAACCGGGAGTATCTTTAAACCCAAGCGCAACCTGCTCTCCCTTATCCTCTTTCCAGTTTCCTTTTGCATGAAACCATGCGTCTGTCAAGCTTTCCTGTGTAGCACGGAATGCGGCAATGGGATGATTGGCTGTCGAGTGATTCATTTCCAATCCCTTTAATGATATGTCACTCTTTGCCCAAGTTCCATCGAATGAACGTTGGGCAGGAGTCAGGTAATTACTTCCGAGTGCACGAAATGTGGCATTCATCAAACCGCACACACCGCAGTCGTTGGCATTGGAGCTGTCGGAATAATCCACTTTCACCGTTATTATTTTTACCGGAATAGAATCTTCGCCTACACGGACATAACCTATTTTCATCAGTTTATATGATATTTGAGCATCTTCACTGTCATAATCCGGATAAATAGGAGTTACCTCCCAACCATCATTCTTTTGAAGATAGAAACGGTCGTTCTTGATAGGCCGTTTTGCCGAAGTGGTTCCCTGCCTGCGCCATTGCACATTGATAGCCTTAAAACTTCTCCACGGCATAGTCGGATGATAATAGAACAACGTACATTTGAACTTCTTGCTTGTATCAATATCACCGTCAAACGTGTCAAAAGTTTGCTGGTCTGACACGACCACATAATAAGGTATGCCTTTTGCGGAAAGGGCTTCTATTGTCGGACGATTCTGTGTATCAAGCACATTCTCCGCTTCATACTCCTGTATCATTGCTGAAGTATCAGTCAACTTGCACAAATAGTTTCTAAAAGCTTGCGCCCATTCATAATGACTGTTGTAGGCAAGTACATAATACAAATACAAGTCTCCTTCCGTTCCGTCAAATGTTATGGTTTTTGAATTAAGGATAGCACCGCTATTACTGATATATCCTATACAGCCGACCTCTTCACCATTCAAATACAGTTTGATACAGGAATAATTGCTTCCCCCACGTGATACATAAATGGTAGATGGTTCTACAACTACGGCCATGGTAATTTTTTCACCTTGTCGGAATGAGCGTTCCACCAAAGCCGGTTGTCCGGTCTTGCAGTATATCGCAGCTTTATTTCCACAGACATAGAAACCGGCTCCGCTATCAGGGTCATAGCATTCTATCAGCTTTGAATCAGCTTCCTTGATATTTTTGGTGGCAAAGGCAAATTGGATGGCACATCCGCTCGTAGTTTCCACTGATGCGTTTCCAAAAGGATGGTAATCCAATATTTCAGCTGTTACATTTTCTGCAATACGCAAAGAACGCTCCTTAAGAAAGTCTACAAATCCGTTGCTTGACCAGTTTGCACCTCGTACATCCATTGTCACTCCGTTATGTGTGATAGTATGATCGCTCTCACTGTTGCTACGTGTAGAAAAATCATATCCGAACAAAGCACCGTCCTTGATCGCTATATCAATGGCACTCCCTTTTATCGTAACCTTGATTTCATTGGTGGATACACCGCCACTTTCGGCATGTACGGTAATACTTTGGCTTCCGTCCGTACTATATCCGCTTATCTGCTTGTTCACTGTAACCGTTTCGGCAATCATAGCTTCCACAGCTGTAACTTTCTCCTCGCTGTAGAAAACATCTACATGCGTTTCAGTCTTGCCGGGAGTATACGCAGCCACCTCTACGGTAAGGTTGTCATATAAACGTAACGTGCCGTTGTTCTTGTCATTGAACCTGATGGCGACGATGGGAGTATTACTGTTTTCGTCCACACACATGATAGCGGAATAGATGGTGTTTCCCTTTACTCCGGATTTCTTCTCCGTACCGTATATTCGTACAGGATATGCGCCATGCGAAAGTCTTTCTCCGCCACCGAATACATTTGTTGGATTGACAGAGATGCCTTTGGTATAACTGTCGCTTACCGTTGCTTCACCAAGTTTCTTCCATTCTCCATTATAGAACATCTCCACTACTGCAAGAATGGATGAAGTGTTATTAGGGAATTTATAGAATTGTCCGATATTTTTTGCCGGACCACCTGCAACAAGGATAGTATCACTTGTGTAATTCAAAGCCATGGGTTGTTCTACGGTAATATCCACAGCCATAATGGTAATGGCTTTTTTCTTGGTATTTCCATCCGAATCTGTAGCTTGCACAAAGAAGCTTTTGCTGGCGGCACTGCTGAAATAACTTGTGAAGTCAAGTTCAAACTTGTAATCGGTCGCACTTGCAGAGCCTACAGTGTTCATATCCTCACTGGATAATGTCAGTCCGGTGCTTGCATCAATAATAGTGATGTTACGAATGACACCAAGCACCTCGTTACCATCAGGATAGCTGACACTACGCAAAGCTACATTGATTTTTATCTCTGAGCCGAATGCCATAATAGGAGCGGCTTCCTCGAAGTAGATAGACAATGTACTATCCTCACTGGAGCCGCCACCACCTCCATTTTTGGGTATTTTAAGCACAATATCCTCTATCTGTCCGCCATTCAGATTGGTGGCTTTGTAGTAAATGTAGTCTTCATCACTTTCTTCATCAAATCCACCGATAGCTTTCTCCTGCATTATGTATGCCCCGCCTGTGGAAAGGGCATCTTTTCCTCCCTCTGCCGGTTTGTCGGATGTTTCCACCTTGCTTCCGCCACTGCCGAATGCTACCCACGGTTTCAGATCATCAGGGCTGATGTCACTCTTATCGCGTGTGAACTGATAGGCAAGCCATACAGGTGCGCCATTTTTATCACTTTCCGCAGTCTTGAATGTAAGGACGATACCGCTTTTCAAATAAGAGAACCCGCTTTCTTTCTCAAGGTCAACAACAGCTTTTATGGCTGTTCCCAAAGTATATTCTCCATCTCCGCAAAGGTCGTTCACGTTGATGGTGTTGCCTACGTTTCCACCACCGGAAGTCCCGAAATCCGTCCAGTTGCTTTCTTTACTCCAATCAGAGGTATTTGTCCATTGTTTTGAAACCCATCCGGCTTCTGTAAGGAATATCAAGACAACACCCGGAATCTGCAAAGCAGAAGCATATTCAGAAGTCGCACACCTGTCAAGTGCTACGGAAAATGTTATCTCCCTATCTGAAAGGTCAAACAGATGATTGACATTCACAACGCTACGCGATACGACTTGTTTATTGAGTGAAAGTATTGCCTTCTTGTTTTCTTCGACCTGCTTCATATCTTCCTGTAACTTCGCACCTTCATCACCGGGGAATGCAGTAGAGCTTGTATGTCCGAGAGCAAGGTCGGAGCCAATTGAAGTCAGTTGCTTACCGCTCCAACGATAACTTTTTCCATCTTCTTCACATAGAAAGACTTTGCCGGAAGAGGGTATTCGCCCGTTTGTACTTGCCGTACCGAAAACATCTGCATCCAACCAGTTGTTATAATAAGTAGCAGTCTCGGATTCTCCGATTGTCGGAACGTATGCAAGCACAAAGCAACCATGTTCCTTATCATATACAACTTTACAACCCTCATCGTTGGAATTTTTGTCTATGGATTCATTTTTTACAGTAATGCCTACGGAAATGCCATAAAAATCTACCACGTCATCAATGTATCCGGGCAAATGTCGGCTCGGTACTTTCCCTTGTTCGTCAAGAGGGGCGATTCCTCCGTTTTCACCTTTTGATTCTTTGAAAGAGTTCAGTTGGCTTCCAACTTCATTCGCCTTGTTGTTTGCCTTGTTTGCGGTATCCTTGGTCGTGTTTACTTGGTCTTGCAACGAGTTGACACTATCACCAAGCGTGGTGAGGTTGGTGTCTTGCGCTTTGTTGCGGGCTTCTATATCCGTAATGTCGTCCTGCAGTTTGGTAATATCCTCTTGCAGTTTTTCTACGGCTTCGTTATACTGACCGCTGTCTATGGTCGGGTTGCCTCCACTCTGTCCGGTCGGAACCCATTCTCCGCCATCGCCCACATATATGGGAGCTGGTAAGGAAACACCCACAAGTGCCCACCATCCGTCATGTGGTAAAGGATAAGCCGCTTTCAGTTTTTCGATGGTCGTGAACAGTCCTTTGCTCACTCCCTTGATATTTTTTGCCTCAAGCCAGCCGTCCACCATTACGTTTCCTTTCAAGTGGGTCTTTCCCTGAACGGTCGCGTCACCACCTATCGCTGTATTGCGACCAACGGAGACATCACCGTCTATATGTTTTGATTCGTAACTCATATTAATACAGATTTAGCCAATTCGTTCAATGCGGCACTTTTTTCCGTATCGCCGAATGTCGTTAATACTAATGCAGCTATGGTATATATCACAGCATCATAACATTTTTCACAGATTTCTACCGCGCCATATTTGTCTATTTTCGGGTAAGGCAGATATACAGCACGGCTCACTTTCGCTTCTGTCGTTTTGCATGAATAAAATTCCATCACTCTTCCTTCTGGCCGTATGGATATGGCGCATACAGGCCGTTGACATGTTCCCCTTATGCCTTTAAATCGGGAAGACTGTTTTTCATATTCAGGGTCATCGGTGTTTATGGGATTAAATACCGCACGCTCCCAATCGTTCATTTGGAAAACGACAAAACGCATGAAATCTTCCGGCAGTAATATCCATCCGCTTTCATGCTCTTTCCAATATATGGCATCACCGAAGTTGTGTCCGCCGTCAAGCAAATAGGACGGTGCAGAGCTGTGCACACGCTTTACTGCTTCCAAAATCTTTGATGCAATGATGTCGTCAAGTGCAAGAGTGTCCACATCGCCTATAATCTTCAACGTATCGCTGTTCATGTTTTGGTCCAGGGCGGTGCGTACATCCTCCTGTATTTTGTTCTTCTGATATACAGCCATAAGCCCTTATCTTTATTCCAGACCTTCAAACTCAATTCCGTTTGCTGCTGCCTGCTCCATGATTGCCTTGGTCGAGCGCATGGAAGTGCGGCTGATACCGAAAGTGTCTGCAAGGTAATCTTTTGCACTTGCAATGTCGCTTACTTTGACTTTGCGAGATGTCGTATTGTTATCCCCTGCGTCTTCTTGCGGCATTTCGTCCTGTCTGCCGGTTTCGTTGGCAGGCGTGTCTTCACCATTGTGCGTACTTTCGGAATGAAGTTTTTCAGATGAACCGTTTTTAGACGCTTTTCCGGCTGTTTCTACTGTCTCGGATTGCCCGTGCACAGAATGAAGTTTGAACAGTTTGCCAAACTTGTAATGGTTCTCTACAGACTTCTGTATGTCCTCGTTGTCGGTAGTGAATACACTGCTTCCGTTTGACAATGGAACGAATGCGATATGCAGGTTCTTCTTGCTCGGAAGTACCACATTAATACTGATATTGGTATTCGCCTTGTAGGTTTTCGTAATCATATTCTTAAAAGTAAAAAGGGGACGGGACACCTTATCCCATCCCCGGTAATTAATAATTCTTTATGAACTCTTTATTATGCCGCATTTAAATCTTGGGCGGGTGCTTTAGCCAGTCTCATACGTGCATGTGCCTTTGCATAGCGCAGATACAGGCAGCTCACCTCTTGGATAACTACCGCATCGGTACGGCGGATACCGGCCTTTTGCAAGTCGAGTACGTTACGTGCCCAAGACACATGTGTTTTTTTGGAAAGATATTCCGGATCCATTGCAAAGCCGCAATCACTCATTCCGTTTACATCGAACAGTTCATGATGTATGGTCAATACTTCTCCGAAATCAGTATCCCAAGATTTGAATTTCAAGTTCCATACCTCCACGGTATCTTTCAAGCGGAATTTTTCGCTCTTTATCTTGGAGAATGCAGAGAGCATATCACTTCCACAAAATAAAATCTTACGCTTGTTACCGATGCCGGTACCAACAAAAAGGTCTTTGGTAATATCCACAAGGTTTTCATCGGTAATTATGGCGCATTTCTTGTCAGTATCCCATTCGCCCACCTCGATGTCCTTTCCGGCCATCCACCAGATACCACCTGTAAACCAAGTGTTCATGCCGTCCTTTGCAATGTGCTTGATAACCTGCTTCACACCGAACAGATAAGTATTTTCCATTGCGAGGCGCATATCATATACACCGTCTTCTTCAATGTCTGAGAAATTCCAGTTCACTTCTTTGGCGGCAATCTTGTCAAAAGTTGATTGCTCTACCTGAATCATGAAGTTCTGACAATACTGGGTTTCAGGCATAGGGATATTATTGAATCGTCCTGTCTGAACATCCAATTCCCCACATGCTTTTCCCATGCGTACAAGCGTTGTTCCTTGTGGAATTTCCGGAACAAGAATCGGCTGTTTGCTTGAATCATCCATTTTGCCATTTACGGCATACACTGTAGGAAGATTTGTTGAGCTGTCCTTTCCGCACACACAAAGCACGAGGTCCGGAACGTTGCTGTCATCTTCCGTATATTTCGTTCCGTCCGGTTTGGTGATGGCACTGACACCGACTACCCTAATGGTATCATCCAACGTGAACATATTCAAATCATCTACCGGCAACGACACGCTCGCACCGCTGAGCATAGCTTCCAGCTTTTTGTTGGTACTGCATTTGATTTCACGTGTACCCACGCTGTAATACTTCACTTCAAATGAATTGGTGGAGCTTGATTTTGCATAACGGCTGATTTGGTCAATTGGAGTAGCCATCGGACGGATTTTCACGATGCGTTTGTCCACATCACTCAAATAGAAATTTGGGTCGCCGGTTTCACGCCCTCCTGTTTCAGTGGAAATACCGTCTGTTCCACCCGTACCGTCCGCACCGGCTGTTGTTTTACCCGCATCAGGCAGGTTCGATGCTTCTGCCATCATGACACCGCTTGATGCACCCGTCACAAACGCCAATATCATCAGCGTAATGCGACAAAAGAAACTCATTGTTTTCTTCATTGCTCGAAATTTTAAAAGTTAAAAATGTAATTGGTTTATATTTATCTGTTTATCGCCTTGCGTTTTTCACCGCCACGCTCCCAAATGTTCTGTGTACCATCATAACGCCCGATTGCACCGAGGTCAGGCATCTGTCGTGAACCGCCACTGCCGCCACCGTTTTTACCGGCAAGGTCGGCTGTACCGTCATTTTTGCCTGCTTTGCGTAGTTTTTCTTCAATCTTGCTGTTGCGCCCCTTTACTTCACCCTCGTGTCCGGCAGCTTCCACATCGCTGTCGTGCCTGATTGCTTTTATGGCCATTTCTATACTTTCACGTGTAAACTTACCCATGATTCCGTCACGTACAATGCCTACAAGGAAATCCATTGCGCTGTCGATGTCCTCATCCGGCAGTCCTTCTTCCTGTTGCATGGTTTCAAGGGTGGTCAGGGTTTCGTCGAGGTTCTTCTGATACTCTCCCTCGTACTCTTTCTCTTGGGCGATTCGTTCCGCAAATTCCTTGTTGGCGGCTGCAAGTGCCTCCTGCTTTTCGGGGTCTTCAAGTGCGGCCTTGAAATCATCTCCGAATTTGCGCACCATACCGATGATAGGGTCTTCGCCTTTTCTCCAGTCAGTAAGGAAAGCGGCACTTTGCGGGTTGCTTGCAAACAGGTCGGACAGCGCTTTTTCACGTTCCTTGTAACCGGACAATTCCTTGTCGTAACCATCGTAATCGTCATTGATTTGACCGAATAACGCTTCATCATCGGCAAATTCTCTGTCCGGATACTTTGCTTTCAATCGCTCTGTGTATCGCTCGCGATTGCTCTTAACTTCCGTATTATTAGGCATAATTCAAAAATTTAATTTATAGTCAGATTCTACAAGACAAAAATAGGCAGGGAAAGCAGGATGTCATGTTTATCTTTTTACGCTTCTATTGGTAACTTTGGTACTATAACGGGAAGAAAAATGAAGCATAAAGGAGCAGTTATGGAATACTCTATGGAGCGTATGAACGACTTGATGAGAGCATACGATGAATACATTTCATCGTGTGATTATATCCGTATGCCTGAAGTGTATAAAGTAATTGTAAACATGCCGTCCCGGAGGTTTTGGGTCAGCGATATTCGTGCAGCATTGGTCGTTTCCGTCATGATGAGGGGTGAGAACGATTTAAGCGGTATGCGGCCGTTGAAGAAAGAAATGTATGAGGAAATTCATACAAGGGTTGTCGCTCTCAAATCAGAATACCCGGAACTTACCATTTCTGAGCTGTGTGCTAAAGTGATTGCTCAACCCGCACCGAAATTCTATCTCACACCGGGTAGTGCCAAGATGATGATATGCAAGGCTAAAAAACGATGGATGCAAGAAAAGTTGAGAAGATTACGGCTCTCCTAATTTCTGCCATGATTGTGTGTTTGTCATTTTCAGGAGAATGGGATTGGCAAACTGTCGGCATTTACGTTGGAAGTAATATGCCAGGACGCTTGCTGTATCCGTTTTTCCATACGAATATGTTTCATGCCTTGCTCAATTCATGGTGTTTATTATCGATTATTTTCATTTACGATATTGGGATAGGAAGATTGCTGTCAGCCTATATGATTGCCGTTACAGTTCCAGTTGATACCCTTGGATATTTCACGACAATGGATTCGCCAACGGTAGGATTGTCCGGATTGGTTTTCGCCCTGTTTGGTTCAATATCGTTTGAGGTATTACGTAAACGGTATTATCAGTTATGGATGCTGTTTTACCTTGTGGCAGGCTTCCTGTTTCCGGGCATAAATGCCGTATTGCATCTTTGGTGTTATGTATTGGGACTCATCATGGCTCTGCTAAACAAGCCTGTTAAAATCATGCACCATGAAAGATAAGACCATCAAGGACATATTGACAGAGAATGAACGCCGCAATGCGATTGTATATGCAAAGTTCAATCCAATTACCGGAGAAGGTTCTGTCGGTAAACGTGTAAAGTGTACCATCAGTGACTTTCCTATACATACCCAGTGGTTACCGGAACGTATCATGAAAGTACCGCTTGTACGCCAACTCATCGAAGCCGGTTCTATTTCCAAATTCCTCACGGACTACATGGGCGTGGAAGACAATCAGGATGATCGCTTGAAGGTCATAGAGCAGTTTGTACGAATACGCAGCCGCGAGGATTTTCCGTTTTGGGCGGCAACATTTGTCTATATCAAGGCCAAAGGCGGTGGTGAGGATGTCCTGTTTCGTCTGACAAGACCTCAACGGCGTTTTGTGGATCGGCTTGAGAAATTGCGTATTGCAGGGAAACCGATACGCATCATCCTGCTTAAAGCACGGCAATGGGGTGGTTCCACCACTTCACAGCTTTATATGGCATGGTTGCAGTTGCTTCACAAAACCGGCTTAAACTCACTTATCATTGCACATCAGGGCGCAGGCTCCGATGAAATCAAGGATATGTTCGACCGGATGATTAAAAGTTATCCTGTCGAAATGCTCTATAAAATTGATGAAGCCTACAATGAGAACGAGCCGAAGATTGTAGGAGTGGGAAAATCGGGAAGTATATCGCGTATTCCGCAGCGTAACTGCAAAATCAAGATTGGTACGGCTGAACGCCCGGATTCGTGTCGTGGCGGTGATTACAATCTTGTACATCTCTCCGAAGTGGGAATATGGAAGGCTACGGAGGGAAAGAAACCGGAAGACATTGTGCGCTCCGCCTGTTCGGGTATTCTCCTCAAGCCCTACACCATGATTGTTTATGAAAGCACAGCAAATGGCACCGGGAACTTCTTTCATCGCGAATATACTGCCGCAAAAGAAGGGAAATCCCAATTCGAGGCAATGTTCGTTTCATGGTTCGACATCGAGCAATATACACTCGCTTTTGATTCGGACAAAGAAAAATGGGATTTTGCAGAATGGCTTTATCAGAATCGGGACAATGAAAATACAGATTCCGAACGTGAGGAATGCGGTAAGTATCTTTGGTCGCTGTGGGAAAAAGGTGCTACGCTCGAAGCTATCCATTGGTACATAGCCGAACGCAGGAAGTACAATGACCATGGGCAGATGGCTGCCGAATTTCCGTCTGATGATGTGGAAGCCTTCGTACATTCGGGAGCACGTGTGTTCGACAAATACAAGGTCGATGCAATGCGTAAGACCTGCAAGAAGCCTAAATATGTCGGTGAAGTCTGTGCCGATGCGGATGAGGGCAAGAACGCTTTGCAGAACTTGCGTTTTGTGAAAGACAAACAGGGATTGTTGCATATTTGGGAGTTGCCGGAAACAGATGAAAAGGAAGTTGTTACAAATCGTTACCTCACGATTGTCGATGTGGGTGGACGTTCCAATAAAGCAGACTTCTCTGTTGTTCTTGTGCTTGACCGTCTGTTTATGATTGATGGTGGCAAGCCTGTCGTAGTGGCACAATGGTACGGACATTGCGACATCGACCAGCTTGCGTGGAAAGCGGCACAAATAGCGGCTTTTTATGACAATTCACTCTTGGTGATAGAAAGCAACACCTTGGAAACGCATGACAAGGAGCGGCAGGTAGATGGCGACCAGTCACAGTTCATCCTTAATCAAATCAAAGAGATTTACCCTAATCTCTATGCACGTGGTCAGTCCGAAGAAGCCGTACGCGAGGGATTGCCTACCAAATACGGCTTCCATACCAATGTCTCAACCAAACCGATGATTATATCAACCTTAGTCAAGGTTATTCGTGAGAATTTATACACAGAACGTGACGAACGTTGTCTGGACGAATATTTGTGTTACGAGAAAAAACCGAACGGAGCTTTCGGAGCGATTACCGGTAAACATGATGACTTGCTAATGACAAGAGCCATAGGCTTGCATATATGTTTCTTTGAAATGGAAATTCCAAAGATTGTGCTTCGTATCGGACGATTTGTTGTCAAAAAGAAAAAAGCTGTTTCAGCAGCTACAATATAAGTTTAACTATAAAAACAAGGAACAATGAACATTTTCAGAAAAATCAGAGCTTCGCTTCGTTTACGTGAAGCAGTCAGACAGGCAGACGAAAAACACAAAGAAACTGGAGAACGTTACTATGTTATGCCTGCCGGTGGGAAAAAAGGTCAACTTATCATTATGGATAGAAAGAATTTCCGTAAGTTGAAACAGAAAGGCTACATCAATCATAATACGTTTGTGGGCGACCTTGAACGCGAATGCTTCTACTGCACGACTTATGGAAACGGTTCAGCTATGCTTCCTTCTGCTGTTATTGCATTGAAACGAAAACAGTATTTCTCATGGCTTGATTCATTTTCAAATACCAAAGAGAATGGGAAAGTACGGAAATATTGATGGCATTGCCACACTTACCAATGACCCGCTCGCACTTGACAATATCAACAAGTTTAACATCGGAGACCGGGTGATGTGCAATGATAATGGGAAAAGCGGTACTGTATTAGATATAGATACTGATAAATACGGTTGTACCGTTCGTTTTGATGATACTGAAGAAACATGGATTGAATGCGACCAATTATCCAAAGAATAAAGAAAGGGGCATATCTGTGATGATGTGCCCCTTTGGTTTAAGTTCTCATTGCATTATGTAACTGATTTACTGCATCTATATTTGCATCTTGTTCGACCTGTTGAAGCAATTGAGGAGAAAGACCATCGGGCACTTTGCCCTGCTCCAACTGTTCCTTCTGTGATTTGATACTTTGCAACAATTCATCTGCAAACGGGAAATCTCCATGCTCAAGCAGCTGCTCTACACTGATTGCCTGAGACTGGTACAACTGCATAAGCATATCGTTAGCAAGATGCCTGTATGCCGGTGTTGAAGTGCTTTCGGTAATGCTTAAATCAAATTCTACATCACGTATTTTCTTCGGGTCATATTCGATTTGTGCACCACTCTTACCTGCAATATTGAATACACGTTTGCTATCATAAAACTGCTGCATATTCTTCACATCCTTATATGCTCCGTCCACTACAAAACAACTGAAGCATTCAAGCAGGTCGAGCAATGACTTCGTGGCGTTTTCTGTCTGTTGGTTATAGTGCGATGCACTTTCACCGGAATACCCGGGCTTTCCTTGTAATGCGCCCGTAACTCCCGATATATCTTCAAAAAATTTGAGTTGCATATTAAGCAGTTCCGCAATGCCTATATTTGTGGAGTTATTGGCCACCTGTTCCGGCACTTTTCCGCTTTTGCTCGGCTTGTATACGATGACACCGTTAAATTCCGTCCAGCTCTCTGCAATATCGTCAATGCTCACACCATCAGGCAAGCAATCTTCGGGCATCATCAGCACGCCTTTGGCACTCGCCCGCATTATCCAGTCATAGAGGGTTATCAATCGGTTGGTATATCGCTGTTGGTCGATTACATCAGCAACGAATGAATGGATTTCACCATCAATGAACGGATATGCCTTGAAAACATATGGATGGCTTCCATGCTCGTAAGGCGTTTCCCCCTCCCTCAATATGTCGCCAAAAGGAGAAAGGTAATAGAAATACCAATAATCGTCCACAAACCAAGTAGCTTTTATCAACGGAACCTCATCTTCCGGCATACCGGCTTCCTTGGCCATACGCATACGTTCTTCATTTTCAGTAAGCACCACTTGTGCGTAATCTTCTTCGTCTATTTTGAAAATATCGCCGTTTTGGTAGTCATGGCAACGGTATCTCGGTTTTTGCTCCTTGCGCCATATCTCTATCACACGGCATCGTCCCGGCTCGCTTGTGAATAGAAAATCGTAGTTCTCCAAGCGGCTATACCCGAAACGCTCCGCGTATGTGGCTATGTAATCTTTCCTTGCCGCCCACTTGTAAATGTCGCGCAATTGTCTGTATTCCTGCGGACTTGATGCGAACTGTTCACACAACTGTCCGAAAGAAATGTCGTGAACTTCTCCAAGCACGGAAACATCCCAACCTCTGAAATCTCTCATGTTGTTGTCGATAAAGAAATTATTGGGTTGTACATAGTCCGTCCAACAATCCTCTTTTCCATTACGCCAACCGTACGATTTACGGTGAACGATAAAACCGCTTATCAGGAACTCTTCCATAGTTCGGGCGTATACATCGTTCATTCGGTTAAGCTGCATGTTGCATTGAAGTATCGTACTCATCGTTTCACCAAGTTTCTGTTCATCCCGATCACGTGCGGTACAGGTCGGTTCTTTACTTTGGCTTCGATACACGCCAAGCACGCTTCGCACAAGCCTACGGATAAGGTTGTTTTTCAAAGGCACGTTGCCTTGACTTTTAATGTATTCTTCCTCGCTCATGGATTTTCCGTCCACACAAATCATATCGTCCCATTGGAAACCATAGGTATAGCGTTTGTTTCGCTCCCGGTCTTTCCGAAAGTCGTCCATCTGGCTCCAATAGTATTGTGCTTCCATAAGAATGTCAAATGCCCTGCGGTCACCATAACGTTTTGCAGAAACAACAGTATCTATCTCGGCGGCATCATTTCTTCCCGGAGCTATACGGCTCATTGGCAGCAATTTTCTTTCGCTTTTATTTACATGCATATTTTTATCATTTTAATGATTGCTCGGAACAAATATACTGCTCCGGGCAATCATCCTATGTTTAACTATTTACGGGTCTCTAATTCTTCCAACTTGCCAAGCATTTCAACTTTCAAGTTCATTATCATGGTTTCTACCTCCTCACGCTGGGTTGGGTCAATAAGTTTTAGAGCATTGCTTGCTTTTTGTATAGCATTATAATAGCCTTTAACCAAAGCGTAGCGTTTGAATACCTCGGAATTGATAAGTTCATCTATCTTTTCAGCATACTCGATGTTACCCATTCTGACCTGATTCTTGTATCCGCTTAGAGAATGCTGGACACCTTCCATTTCATCAACTGCATCATAATACTCACGGTTGACTTGACTGCCTGTTGTCCGCTCGTCTGCTGTTTGATAGAAACTGCTTATGACAGGTACATTACGCCATTCCCGCAAATCTTCATTCCACAGCATTTCCAATGTCTTTTGGGTCTTGTTCAGCGTTTTGCCGACACCTCCGAGATAACTTTCAAACAGATGTTCAATCAATGCAGGATTATTTAGGCTGACTTTTCCCAAAAGTGGCTTGTCAATCCAACCCTTATCAACATTGTTTCCTCCTGTTATCTCGTTCAACCACCTTGTGCCGTCAACAAGCCAAGGGGCGGTACTCTTGTACGCCTTTGTCCACTCTGGATCCATTTCGTTCCACGTGTGTTTACGGTAAATAGGTTTACCAAAATAATCCGTATTGGCTATAATCTGTGCAAATGGTTGTCCTATAGTCGGTGTAAGGCTTACTGCGACATTGCCTCCGTTTCCTGTCAGGTCAATAGGAAGCATGGACGAGAATCCGGTTGCTGCCTTGCTTAAACCGTCTTCAACATTTTCCTTTCCGGCAAGGACTGAATATGCTATTTCTCCCATACTGTAGAAAGGTCTCATTTCGTGTGGTAATGGAAGCGTCATATATCCGTTTTCACTCCAAGGTACATAAAGGACGAGGTTGTTCCTGCGTACCCATTCCGGCAAATCCCAATAACTGTTGTCATCGTCATCTCCACCAAGCAGAGCCTGTATAGCCAAGTTCATCATTGGGACAAGGAAGCCTGCCGATGAGAACAGGGTTAATGCCATAGTGGTTTTGGCAGGGTGTTTTTCCATAAGTTTACCGAAGTTCGCTACACTCTGAATGGCTGCATTGAAGAAGATGTAACTGAAGTTCATGACACTTGCACCCAGTCCGCCACTTCCTTTCTTGTTGAAGTTGACGGTAATCTCTTTCGCATCATATATAGAGTGTGCCACATCTCTGCCCATTTGGCGGCTTGTCATATACACCATGAAGCGTGTCGTGTCCTCCGCGCTTCTATTCAGAAACTCCACGCTATCCCACAATCCGTTCCATGCTTTTTGGGTCATGGAACTTTTGCCTTCTGCCTCTTTTACGAAACGCTTGATGTTTCGTTTGTAGTCTTCAACTGTATTCAGTTGGGTAAATCCTGTTTCGCCTCCATTACGGATAAACTCGTCAAAATAACGTTCCAAATCGTTATTCCTATCAAGCCTGCCGTTTTTATATTTTACAAGCAGACGTGGTAGTTGAGCCTTAACCAGGCATTCTGTTACATTCTTGTTATACTTGGCTGTATATGCAGCGTTTTCTTTAATGGCTACTGCCGTACCTGCCCAAATGATGTCTCTTGACAGGTTACTCACGACAAAGGCAGGGTTCATTGAAGTAAATGCTCTTGCCATAAGATTCTTCACCGCTTTTGCAGCCTTGTACAGACTGCTGTCATTTACATCTGGGTTGGTCAATCCGTTGATGGCTTGTGCCGCTCTTGGATTGCCATTGATATAAAGGCAATATTCCTTTCCGGCTCTTTTTACTCTTACAACGTGTTCCTGACCTTCACGTTTCGTAATATGCATACTTAGTTTCAGCCCGTCCTTCTTTTTCGTGGCATTATCTCCGAGGGATTCCATTTCCTGCTCGAACTGTTCGACAATGGAAGCCACCTCGTCACCTGTCGCATCTTCCGGGATTACAGGGTTTCTTGCTTCCCATTCACCGGTGGCATTGTCAAGCACATACCATTGTTCGCTAACGCTTACAAGGTCATTCGGATTGTTGAGAATGAAGTTCAGAAATTTCTGCTTCATCAGATTCCTGTTTCCTTGAACGATGCTGCTTTCCGCCATGAATCCAATGGTGGCCAACGGGTCGTCAGCCAGACTTGTACGTCCTTCCGCTGTCTTCAATGTCGGAGAAAGCATCAGACGGTTGCTTGTCATATATTCGTATTCGTTGGAAGCGACTTCGCAATCCCAACCTCTTAATGGCACATAATATTTGAACATTCCACAAATTTTGTCATAAGTAGATTTGCTCATCAAGCCACTATTGTAACTTTTGCGTAACGTTTCTTTGGTCGCAGCGTTGATTTTATCCCACAATTCGGACACACTGTATTTGTTCTCGAACTCATCAACTATCATTTGTGCAGCCTCGGTGAAATTATCTTTATCACCGGTCAATTCAGTCAAACCCGAATAATCACGTGCAATAGTACCGTCCCAAGTGTCACCATCCTGTTCTGCATCTCGTTTGGAGAATTCCTCATTACGCTCCAGACCATGCTTTGCTATGATGTACGACTTCAACTCTTCATAAGATGCACCTGATTTGATAAGTTTCTGAATAACTTTCATCAGAGGTTTATAGAAATCCCTTTCATATATCTCCGCTTGCGACTTGTTTTCTGCCGACATTCTGTTTTCTGCAATATAGGCATTTTCAAACGAATGAATTGGATTCCCTGTTTCTTCTGAAATCATGTCCTGCAATGCTTTCAATGCGGACATACTGTCTTGATACGCCTCTTTCAGTCTGTACAGGAGATTTTCTTTCCATTTGACACTTCTGCTTTTATTGGGTGTACGGACTTTCCTGTCATAGCGTTTCCTTAAAGAGTCGCCGTCACGGTATAGTGCATCATCACTTTCTGCAACAGTCTGATGATTTGGGTCGGAAACCGCATAATTTCCGACTTTCAGTTCATACTGCTTTGCCACATCAGCGGCTTCTCCCAATATGTTTCTGTATCTGCCCGGTTCCGCAAGGTTCTCGTAACTGCGCCACAAGATGTAGCGAAGTTCGTTGTCCGATAGAGTAACCCCTCTGAAATCCTCAAAGCCTATCTTATGAAGCATATTCAAGAAGAAATCCTTTATCTGTTGCCACCAACTTGCGTTGATGTTCTCAAATTCAGTATCTTCTGCAAGCGAAGCAAGATATTCTTCGGTAGCCTTATGGAAATCCCAACCGTTTTTTGCAGCCATATCTACAATGCGTCTGCGTATGTTCTCATCGGCATTGTTGAATACATTATCAAGGAATGTATCAAAATGTTCTCCGAACAACTGGCGCAAACCATAGTGCGCCACAGCCTCATGCAGCAGTGTCTGTTCAACATCAAACGTACTTGTATGGTTGGGAATGACAATGGTTATCTTCCCTGTACTCTTCGAGTAGAAGCCTTTTGCACGCTGCTTCTTTCCATCCAAGACGGAAGCATCAGTAACAACCTCCACATTGTCAAGATGCAGTTTCTCTGCAAGGCTTTCCACGCGTTCTGCCATTCTTTGGCGTTCACGCCGTGCAAATTCCCTCCGCTGCTTTGCCGTTCTTCTCGGTCTGCCCAATAACTTGGCGGTCGGGTCATTCTCATAACCGACCTCATCATCGGTATATGCACCATCACCTTCACGCAGATTTTCCCTTTCAACACTTGGATTCTCAAAACTTTCCACTATCTTTGTAACAGAATCCAAATCCAAGTAGTCCACGTCAGCGAGAATCGTTCGCTGTTGGTCTATTAGGTTTTGGATTCTTTCTTTATCCACATACAACAACTTTTCTTGGGTTATCCAATTCAACCATTCGGCATTATCTTTAGGAAATACATTCCTGATGCTGTTTATTTCCAAAGTCTTTCCTCCAACAGTCGGGTTCAATGACATACCCACAACAAAATTTTTATCGTTGCTTGATAACTCAACAATAATATTTTGTCCTTTCGACTTGTCACCATAGGCAAATACAGCTATTGGGCTTTGAAGAGCAACTACTAAATCCTTGATTTCTTCAAGTCCATAGTTGTGACCGAATCGGGTAGCCTTGTCTATCAGCCTTGTCGAATTGAGCTGTATCGGGAGATTCGGCACACCGGTACCTAATAACACATTACCGGGATTACCTAACTGATAGATATGTCCTTTGGGTAACGTGCCGTCAATTTGCTGCTGTAATTCTTCGTTGAACTGTTCGTTGATAGATTCTATTAACTCATCGCTTCTATATAGCATATCATCCCCGGATTTCTTGTCAATATACCGTTGCATCTCATCCTCTGTCATTCCGGCAAGTTTGCAAGCAAGCTCTTTCATCTCACCGTATACAGCCTCCTGCGTCTCTCTTCCATCTCGAACAGCGTAATCATAGTTGCTCTTGAATCTTCTGTATTGGTCTGCAAGATAATCGGTCAGTGCCTTTCCCGTCTTGTCCTTCCATTCCAAACCACCCCAGACACCGCGCCCTGAAACACTGATACCGTCCTCCATCAAGTTTACGTAATTGATACCCTTGACAGTACGTAATTCACGTGCCGTTGGTGCAGCTTTCTTCTTCAATTTCGCTTTATGGTCTATCGTGCGCTCCGGCACATCAATGTTCCGTATCTCCTCGAAGAAGTCCTCTATCTTCTCATAGTGGTCTCCACTCAAATCCATATGTACAGCACGGAATGCCGCATCCTGACGTAAGATTTCATTCGTCACCTTGTCGATAACCACCACGCGGCAGTTTACGCTCGTACCGGCACGTTCAAACGTGATATCGGGCAAACCTATTTCAGCGGTCAGCACTGCATCCTTCTGCTCTTCATACCATTTGTCGAACTTTTTGTCTGTTGAACCTCTCGGAATGATAGCTACGATACGTCCGCCCTCTTCCAGATGTTGGAATGCTTTCGCTACATGGTCAACGGCAAGCCTGCCACCTGCTCCGAAAGGTGGGTTCATCAATACTACATCGTGCTTGTTTACCACGTTGTAATCCTCAAAGACAGTATTCTCGAATTTCCGCCCGTTTCCTCCGGCTTTTATCTGTAGTTTACTGAACAAACTTTGAGAGGGTTCTATAGCAGTCAACGGGTTTTCTCTTGGCACATATCTGGCTATCGCTCCATGACCTGCGCTCGGTTCAAGCACACTTTCGCCATCGCCAATACGCCCCCATTGGTTCATCATGAAGCCCAGAGGTTCGGGGGTAGGATAATAATCCGTTCCTTCGCGACTGTCTCTTTTACCCGTAAGTTTCTGGTTGGTGTAATAATCCAGCACTGCACTGTCAAAAGCATCCGTCTCCGTATGGCTCGGAGTGTCAAACTCCTTACCGCCCACACCTTGGTTGTCAATATCCACATTTCCGCTGTGTTCTTCCACACCGCGGGCGAAACTCTCACGCAGGTTACGCGCCTGCGATCCTAATGCAAGGTTCTCTGTCGTGCTCACCTGCTGATTGAATTTCTGCCCGAACAGCATAAGTTCCGTGTTCAATCCCAACAAGGGATATTCAAAGATAGCGTTGCTCTTGTTGCCGATACGATAAATACGCCCTTCTATCTGCAAGGCAGTAATCGGACTTTGCGGTAGGGCCAACGTCACCAGCACTCGCTGATGCTGTCCAGTGGTGTCATGCAGACTGATACCTTCCTTTCCGCTATCTTCCTGTATAACGATGACATTTTTGCCGGATACATCATTGTTGAAGTCTTCTACGGCTTTGTCCTTTATCTTCTTGCTCTCCTTGCCACTGAAGAAAAGCACATTGTTTTTCCCGAAAGCATCTGCCAACTGTTCTCTCGGCATACGGAGGTCAAGTGTTTGCTCCCATTCCAGCATACCGGCATATTTCCTGCGAAGCCTTGCAATCTCCTTCTTGTTCTCTGCTTTTTTCGTGACATCATATTCTTCCTTCAACGATTGTACAGCCACATCGAATATGGTTTTGAATGGTGGAACAAGCGGGTTCTTGCTCTCCACACGACGATGGAATATCACTGCTTTCCGCCCGCATGCAAAATGTTCTTCCAGGCGGGGAATGATTTGCGTCACCTTCATACTCTCGAACAATGCACTGGTGTAATTATAATCACCCATCACTTCATGATAGGCGTACGATGTTGCTTTATTTCGTGATAGTTCCTCCATGGCGTTGTTGAATTCTTCCGCCTTGTCAAGCGTCACAGTGGGGAAGTCTCTCGAATAGTCAAACGGACTGTCAATGATACGTCCGCTCATCGTCTGTAACGTGTGTTGCAGGTAATTACTGAACTCCACTTCCTGCTTCGATACCGCTTCCGGATTACTTCCGCTGCTTTCCAAGCGGTGATAACGCCATTTGTACCCTGCTCCGAAATGTTCGAGGTAAAACTGTGAACGGGGACTTTGTGTGGAATAACCGTCTTGTTTCTCCTTTTCTGGATAAGAAAAGATATATCCCTCCACGTAATCAAGGTTCTCACGCGTATTGAAAGGAGTCGCACTCAAGAAAACTACTTTTGTATGTTTTACGTTCTCTTTGGCTTGTCGTTCCAATTCGGGCTTCACCTCTTTGGCGTATTTTGCATCTAAAGAAAGACATTCATTCCGTAGCTTGGCAAGTTCGGGGAATTTCTGTTCCATGCCCTGAGTCCAATTGCCATTAAACACAGGCGGCAGTTCGCCTCTTTGTCCAAGCGTCAGTTCATTGGTTGTGCCGCTCTCTTTTTCTATACGTTTTATGATTGCATCGCGCTGGGTGCTAAACTCTTCGTTCTTGGCATTAAGCTCGTTCCATGTCGGATTGATATCTTGTAGTCGAAGGAAGGCGAATTGCTCGTTACGGTTACTCAACTTGTAATGCTGCATCGATCCTGTAGTTCCGACACCGCCCTTATTCTCCAACAATCGGTGGCTCTCGTCATACACAATCAGGTCAAACAGGTCTTCAAGTAACGCCTTGTTTTGCCTGAAGTTGGCATAAGTCGTTATCACTGCGCCTTCGCCTTTCTCGGTAATGGCGGTCGTGCCGTCCTTTCTCGCCTTGGCCGTCTTGTCAAGGTCGTTCAGTTCGATATCAAGGTTGGCCGCATCCTCTATCCAGTCTTTCACCTTAGTCTGCGAAGGAGTAAGGATAAGGATACGTCCTTTACCCTGCTTGATGAAACGCTTCACAATACCCAGTCCGGTGTAGGTCTTCCCCGTTCCCGTTCCGTTGGTGAACATATAGCCCTTGCCAAAAGCGTGGTCTCTGTCGTTGTGGCTCTCTTCAAAGAACTGCGTCTCCGCTTTCAGCACGTCATCCTGCTGCTGCGGCAACAGGAAAGGAAGTGTCTCCACGATATTTTCGCGGTCACATGTCTTCACGGGGATAGGTTCGGCTGCCCGTTGCGCCTTGCGCTTCTCTTCCAGCGATTCACCCACCTTCTTCCGAAGTTCAACCTTGCCGATGATGCCAGCCCACTCCTCAACGGTATGCACCTCACCGTCCATGGGAAGCTTGCTCTTCCACATTTCTTTGATGAACGCATCTATTTCGTTCTCGCCAAGTCCTGCATCTTTTAGTTTGCTGCCGAGCGCCTCGCGCATCCGTTTCGCCCATTCGGCAAAATTGTGCGCGCCTTTCTTTATATATGCATAACCAACCTTTGCCCCGGCTGAAACCAACTGCGGCAACACTTCCATCTGTCGGCTGTTCATGCCGACAAGGCTCATACTAAGTTCTTCCCGTCCGGCACGGTTGAATTCGTCAAGCACGCTGTCGAACTCCTTCAGCGCGTCGGCAAGTTCTTTGTCGAGCGGGTCGTTGAGGTCTAATCCTCTATCATTCTTTGCATTTCTTGCTGTGTCAGCCTGTACTCCCCGCTTACTATTTTTTCGAGAAGTTGTACTGCTCTTTCGTCCTGTTCTTCCTCCGACATTGCGTCCCTCCCCGCTACGTACACTGCTTCCTGAATGCACGTCACCCCGGGAATCACCAGGTTGTAGTACGGATTCTCGAACAGGAACTGTCTCACTGCCTCCATTTCCATTGCCGGTAGCATCGCTTCGCGCGTCAGACGGGTCAGCATATAATGGTCCTCCCTCTGGGGGAACTCCGTCTGCACCAGTCCCTCTATCCATTCGTTCATTCGAGTTTCCACCTTGTCCTCTATCTCGAACGTCCACTCGCTGCTCGTTACCAGTAGCGGGTGTATCCAGCTGTGCGCTGTTGGTTGCGCCGCTATCTGCGGCAGCAGTTCTGTTGGTATACCTAACATCTTCGTAAACTTTTAAATAAGAAACACTTTGTATCATACCCCGATTGCCATTCAGGTAATCCAAGGCGTTTGCTTTCAATGCTTCGTCAGTGGAAGCACTCTCTATTTCCTCACGTGTCAGCGGTCGTTTCCCAGCTTCCGTCATACGATCGTCACCGTTCATCTGCTTCCACCGTCCCAAAGATACGGGTTCTTGCCCGGCATTATCCACTTTATCTGCGGATTTTTCTTGCGCTTTCTGCTTTTCTTCCTCTTCTCTGGCTATGCGTTCCGCCATCTGGAAGATGTCCTCACCGGTCGGCAGAGTCTTTTCTACGATGGATTCCGTCTCTTCTGATTGAGTAACAGAAGGAGTTACCGCCTCTTTCAGAATCACAGCCTCCACTAGCCCTCTTGCATCTTCTTCACTGCGCATCATAAAGCCGTGCTGCTTGCTATCATACCAACCTTTCTGTGATTTTGCAAGGGCTTTAGCTTCCTGTTGCTGTTCTTTGGTAAGCTCATTTCCGAATCTCAAGAGCTGCATATCTAGCACCTTACCTCGCTTGGTGGTGTACTGCGCCGGAGTAATGGTGTATGCAGCATCAGTCGGTGTTATCGTTTCTTCATTGGAATTGCTTTGTTCTAACTTCCGCTGTTCAGCAAAGAGGTCGTTTATTTCGGAAATAATGCGGGCTTCCTCAAATATATCACTCTGACCATGTGCGGCTTCTTGTTCCTTGTGCAGTTCTTCAATGCGTGACTTGATTTCAGACAGTCTGTCGACTTGTGTACCTGAACTCTGTTCCTCAACACTTTTGACTGACTTGTATTCTGCAAACGCTTTTGTCTTCCGGTGGCTACTATCTATCCATTTCTCGAAATCCTCCAAGTTTACGGCAGTTACCACTGTCTTGTGATTATTTGCCCAGTCGCTGTCATAATTCGCGAAGTAAGCTGCCTCGGCATCGTCAGTCTCATTGAAACCAAGCATTACCTTATGCTCATCAAAGCTGCCGTCCTCATTATACTGGTCCGCCACGAACACCCTGCGTCCGTTCCACCCGTCAATATCGTCAGAGAGGAACACGTCTATGTGGTCTCCATCCACGCCCTCCGTGCCACGAATGTAGCCGTAGGTGTTCTGCATGATTGTTTCCCACTTGTTGCCCTCTGTGTCTATTCCACTACGAACGGATCCTTTCGGGTTCTCAATGGTGATATTGAATGTACCAACCTGCACATGACCTTTCTTATAATTGCCAGCTTCTTTCTGTTTCTCCGTAGGAGTAGTATCGGTTTCTTTCTCTGCCACTGCAACAGCATTGGCTAAAGACAAAGATGCATCAATATAATTAAGAACATTCAATAAGTCTCCGAATGTTTGACCGTCATACTCATAAGCGCTACCTATATAATTACCTTTCGTATCAGGTGCATCAACTTTTATAACTTTATGAGTACCATCAACAATAATTGTCTGTTTATAAGTATCGCCATACTTTCCGCTTTCAATCCAATCATCTTCTTGAACTTCAATACGTCTTGCTATTTTTGCACTAAGTTGATTGTCAGTATCATCAGAAGATAGCATTTCTTCTTGTGATAAAGAAGATTCTATTTCGCTTTGTCCACCAATGCTTTCAGTTCTTCTTGTATCATCAGTTGTCCCATTTCCGTTCTCAACTCGTTCTCTTGGCGCAAGAGTTCCATTGCTTCCTTGCTGCCCTCGTTGGCTTGTTGCAGTATCGCCAACCAATACATTGCTTCGTTGTTGTCCATTGTAATCTAAATTTAATACTTCTTTAATAGCCTGTACGAGCGTCCGAGGGGTATTGTCCGGTTGTTCGAACAGAGTTTCTTCCTGTGTACCTTGTATAAGGTCATAAATCTTGCCGAATGTATTTTGAATGAAGCTTTGGCTTTCACCTTTATACATTGCGGCCAAATGCAGGACAAAGTTACTGAAATTATCAGCAGGGAGATAACTTTCCCCAGTGACATCATCCATTTGATACTGGCGTTTCCAACTTTCTACGGCAGTACGTGCTTCCTTGAAGTTCTTTGCCTCTGCAAACATTTTATCTTGGGACAAAGCATAGTAAGCACGAACGGAATTCTGTATCTCATCTACCATTCGTTCACTGTTCGGACTATCATAATCACGAAAAGCAGTGGCAAGAATAGCTTTTTGTGCTTTTACCGGCAATACGTTGAACATTTCCTCCAACCGGGTACTACCGTCCTTGAAAATGCTTTGATACATGATACCACGCAAATCATTCTTGGATTCGGGAGTCAAGTTACCCTTGCTGTCAAACGCACTCTTGTATTGTGTGGGGGTAATGAAACCTCTTTGACTCATCCATTTCAAAACATTTGCACCATTGGAATCAACAAGTCCGGCAAATGACATTTCATCATCCGAAGTCCTAAGCAGCAAGTTAGCAAACGAACGCATTTCGGCTCCCATGCGCTGTAAGGCGTTTTTAGGTTTGATGCGTTCAACACCTCCACTTTCTGTGTCCTGTGCCACATACTGGCCAAGACGGATAGCCTCTGCATCGTCCACATCAACCATGTTCACGAGGACAGGATGCTCCATAGCCTCAATGTCTTCTGCTTGTAATCCAAATTCTTCCGCATGGTCTTTCAGATACTGCTTGTAAAGAGCCGCCTGTTCCGGATGGTTCTCCCACATGATACGAAGTGCGTCACTTCGGTTATTGCCCTGTATGGCTTCGCCCCGTGCGTTCACGGTAGGTGCACCTGTATAGGCGGTAACAGAAGATGTGATTTCTTCGGGGCGTATGTTTCCGGCAATCTTTCGTGCAGACAATACACTTGCCTCGTCATTCCGTTCTTTCGGCTGCGCTTCGTCAATAAAGTGCAGAGGGTTGCGCACGCCTTGAATATGGCTCGGTTGCAACAAGTTTGCATCAATCACAGCTACACGACCACCTACAATGGCATCATCACTGAATTTTACGGATACCTCCTTTCCCTGCAATGCCTGTACAGGCTCTTGTCTGTCTATCTTATGACCGTTCATGCGTCTGTAACCTCTTGCCCGTGCATCCTGCGGCTTGTCGTCCATCATGTCCGGCACTCCGTTCAGGGCTTCACGCTCGATGCGTTCCGCTTCCTCACGTTCGGCACGCAACTTTTCTTCTTCTGCCTTTCGCAATGCGGCTGCTTCATCGGCAATACGTCTGCGTTCATCATCCGCTTCCATTTTTCTGCGTTTGGCGGTACTGGCTATCTTCTGCCAAGCGAGCAAATCCTGTTTGGCTGCATCAATCGCCGCTTTGCGTTCTTTCTCGGAAGCAATCTTTTCGGCAATGGAGTTGCCACCTTTCGATTTGGCTTTCTCCAACTTCTTCAAGGCTTCTTCCTTGTCGGCAACCATTCCATCGGCTACGGTCTGTGCCATATCCTCATCACCCTCAGTCTGCTCCACAATGGCATCCCAAGCTGTGTCGCTGTCGGCCTGCTCATATAGTGGATTTCCCTGCTCGTCCTTTGGTATTCTCTGCATGGCAGGAATATTTTGAGGGGCATTGTTATCATTTTCGGGAATATTTTCCGCACCATTGTTGCTCTCATTCTCGGCAGGGCGTTCAAACGCTACTCCGTTATGTTCCAACAACATATTGTCAAGTTCATCACGGGTAAACAGGTTCACACGCTTGCCGTTGATAGGGGCTTCGGTAAATACCTCATACTTGCCGTCCGCATCAGCATCTGCTGTGATATTGCCACGGACGGTAACGCCGTTCTCATCGGTAAGCGAAACAATGTCATTGAGGGCGTATTGTGGTCTTTCACCCTCTTGCATCTCCTGTTTCCGTTCGGCATTCTCAATGGTTCTCTGCTGCTCGAACTGCGCCACACGTGCCAAATTTGCCGCATCAGCCTGTTGCTGTATGGTTTCTTTTGCCAACGGGAAGATATTCACGCCGTCCGATACGTTAACTGTGCCGTCCCCATTATCCACAATACCGTCCTCGTTGGCTATAACCTGTACTTGCATCTGTGAACCATCCTGTCCGGTAATAGTATAGGCATCACCCGGATTGAATGTAACCTTACCGTCTATCTTATCAGCCGCTTCACGTGCGAACTGCTCCACAATGGCTTGTTCTGCCAATTCTTTTTGCTCGTTAGGGTCTTGCGATTCATCAAGAGACAATACTGCATCAGGTGATACTTGTTCAAGTGCGCCGGTTTCCGAATCGCGAATGATGATGCTGTTGTCCGAATCAGTTACGCTCACACCGCTACCATCGTCATACGGTACAAGCTTGCCGCTGATTACATACACCTTCCGCTCATCCTGCTTCATGGTTGCCCCCTGTATCATGCCGGTATTACGGTTCACACGTGCATCTATCATTGAATTGCTCTGCTCGATACGACCGTCTATATCATCACGTACACGTTGTATCATGCCGTTATACACCTGCTTGGCATTAATATAATCGATTACGGAAACCTTATCTTCATCATTCCATTGTTCGTTGCCATTCACAAACTCTAATGCGGCAATCGGTTTTTCTTCAATCATTGCAAACATGCTCTCATCCACGAGGTCTGCAACCCTTGCACGCTGATACTCATACATGTTCTTTGCATCGTTCATCTCCTGCGAAGAAATGATATTATACCCGTCGAGATAACTGTCATTTGCTTGTTGTACACTTTCGTTTCGGTTGCCGCCACGTGATTGAGCCATAGAAGCAAGGTTAAATCCTCGCAAATTCAACGAGCGTTCCATATAATCCAGAACGGCAGCTTTCTCATTGGTGGTAAAATCTTTATCACCGGCAATAAGTTCCGCAACTTCACCGATATTCTCATTGGTAGTAAGGTCAAGCGTCGCCTTTAATGGCTCCCATACCTCTTTGCCGAGTAATTCATTCACTTTTGCGTCCGCTTTATTTACACCATGCTTCATGGAAGTATAATTTGCAGCAGACAAAGTATGTTTTCCTGCGCCCATCAATCCCATAGAGAGTGCCATGCCTCCCCAAATGTCACCATGAAATTGACCACTGGCAAACAAATTGGTACGTGTACCGTCCGGATTCTGTTGATAGGCATCATCAAGATTGAGCATGGTGCGCCACAGTTGTCCATAGTATTCTTCCGAAACCTCACCGACATAATCACTCACACCCATTTTGTTAAACATCTGATGAGTTTGTCCCATGATACCGTTCAACGCACTTGCGTCAGCCTTTGAAAGCACTGCACCGATACGTTTTGCACCTAAAACATTGGCGAGTTTGCTCATATTCCCAAGAGTAAAGACCGGATCAAGATGCGCACCGAACATTTCCGAATAATTCTCAATGATGGCATTGGCTTCACTTTGCCAAATGGCATCCCCCCAAGTCTTGTCGTTGGAAAAATCATAGTTGCCGTTCTCATCAACAACCACATCACCCAGTTTACGGTCAATAATATCAGCAGTAGTTTTCCCTGCCTGTACTGTATTGGCCATAAGTGGAGCGCGTACAAGCAAATCATCTGCAGTTGTACCGAGTGCTTTGATGGTCCAGTCGCTTGCATACCGTCCCAAACCTTTGGCTCCATTTTCTTTGATATAGGACTTGAAACCCTGCTGAGCCATTTTTTCAGCCGTTTCTTTGCTTATAACCTTTGTTGCAAGTCTGGTACTTCCTTTGGAGAAAGAGGACAATCCGTTAAATCCTCCACCTGTCAATACGAAATCCAGCATGAAGGACGGCATATAGCCTGTCATTACACCTGCTCTGTTCCAAAAATCTGCATTTCCGCTGTATCTTTCCTCTGCTTGTTGCTTCTCATGGATTGCGCCCATCATTGCATCATGCGCTTCACGTTCACCCTCTGTGGCATTTTCTTTTTTCAGTTCATCGGCATTCATCATCGTAAATGCGTCACGCATATCACCCATACCGAAATCCCACGTGCGCACATCACCCATAGTGCGACCGAAACCACGCCAAAAGCCTACATCTACACCGTTTTCACGGTCTTTCTGTTCTTCAAGGTTCTTAATCAGTTCCTCTGTTTCACGAATGGCTACGGATAACGCACGGTTTTCCTTGTCAGATTGTTGGCGGGGCGTATAAGTGGCAGCTCCCAGTATGGCAGCGAGAGGGGCTTTGTTGTTTTCTGTCTCTTCTGCCCATTCCTTGTGTACTTCTGATGCTCTTTCCGCTTGCTTGGCTTTCAACTCCTGCAACCGGAGGTTTGCCTTGCGCAACTGTCCGCCTACAGACATGTCAGCCGCCTGTCGGTATCTGAAGCTCTCCATGTCGGCAAGTCCCTTGCTGGTGTATCGGTTGCCGAGAGGGGTAATGTAGGTTTTCTCCAACTTTCCGCTCTCCGGGTTGAACAGCATTTTCCCCTCTGCGGTCTGTCCGCCACCCAATGGTGCGTTTTCGTGATACTCACGCATGGTTTCCATACGCTCGTTGAAACCGTCCATCATTTGCTCCGTACGGCGTTTCATCTGCCCCATATTTGCACTGAAGCGTATTTTATCCTGTTCTGTTAACGGATTTTCCGATTGCACCACAGCATCAGCTTTGCCAAAACCTAACTGATTGGAAAAACTATCGTAGTCCCCATAATCATATTCCTCACTGGTCGCATCATACAGTTTCTTACGCTTCGTATCATCTTGAATGTCGGTACAGAACTGTTCATAGCTGCCCAATTCATAATCTTTCGATAGCGCATCATACAGTTTTCGCTTGTTGTCATTATTCTTGTCTTTCATATCAGCTCATTGGATTTTTCTTCTTGTTGGATTGACTGCTTCCCATCGGGTTGCTCTTTTTTTGCTTGCTCTTCCTGTTCACCTCTGCTGCTACTTCCGAAATTGGTCTGCGCACGATTTTCTTTTTCGGATTCATGTAAGCATCCACACCATCATCTTGTTCTTCCGTTACAGCAATGCCCAGTTCTTCTGCTGCTCGCATCACCGCCTCATCATAATCGGCTTTGGTCTTATAATCCTTGCCGCCAAGGTTGCCGTAATACTTGTTGCCGCTTCCGCCTCCTTCATTGTAGTAGTTTGCCCGGGCTCTGCTGGCCGAAGCGGATGCTCTTTGCGCTCCACCTCTGGCTTTCTCTGTATCTACCTTGGCCTTTTCAAGTTCTTCTGCATATTTTGCTTCAATTCCTTTGCGTTTGGCTTCAGCTTCGGATGCGGATATTTTATTGCCTTGCAGTTGGATATTCAATTCAAACATCTGCCTGTCGCGTTCCTCTTTGGCATCGTTCCGTATGCGGTTATAATCGTCAAGACCAAGCTGCCTTTGCCACTTACGTTCACGGTCATCCCTTTCTTCATCAGCGATTCTTGCCCTCATCAGCCCCTCATAATATTCTTTCTCCTTGCCTTCACGTTCTTTCATCAGCTTGTCATATCTCACTTTGGTACGTTCTGACATGGTATTCTTACCGGTATACATATTTGGAGCGTACTGCGTGGTGAAGAACAAGTTCGAGAGTGCCGATATACCATCACCAATGGCTGCGAATATCTGTTCACGTTTCTGCTTCTTCTTTTCTTTAGCAAGTTCCTCGTCCGTTGGCGGTTTATAGGGATTGAGTTTTTTGTACAATTCAGTGTATGAGAGACTGCCACCGTTCGCATCGGCTTGTTTGGCCGGAGGTGCAGCGACCGTTTCAGATTGGGAGCCGGTAACGGCAGGAGCCGCAGCTGCTTGTTGTTCCGTCCATTTCTGTGTACCCTTTGCCGGGGATGATACGGAAGGAGCGTCTTGCTGCTGTTCGTGCCATTCCTTAGAACCTTTGGGCGGAGGCGTACCACCTCCGTTTCCTAAAATATCATCCATTGTTGCCATATTGAAATAGTTTAGAAAGGCATTTGACTTACCGCGTTAGTTACTCCTTGTACAGCTCCCGATATGGCATTGGCCTTGCCTTGCTCAATGGCGTTAAGCTGTTCCACGAAAGCATTGTCGTTTTGCATATAAGTGGCTTCGATATTGTCCTTACGTGCTTCTGCATCAGCGGCAATCTGTGATGTTGCATCGGCAAGAGCCTTGTTGTTCGCTTCTTTAGCCGCTGCCACACTTTCATCAGTACCGCCCATGACGGCTGCACTACCGGCAGCGGCTTTGTTACGTTGTTTTATACTCTCTTCAGTTTGCGTAAGGATGCGTTGTGCATCAGCCCGCTGAGTGGCATCCTCGTTGTACCGCCTGTCGTACCAGTCCTGATTCTTTTGCCGTTGAGCCTCAACATTACGTTTTGCTTTCTTCATGGCCTTGGATGCCTTGATCCCACCGAAAATGCTGCCTGCAGCACCTATGGCACTTCCTATTAAACCCATAAGACTTTAGTTTTGATTATTAAAAGTTATACCTTGCGTGCGAAAGTAAGCCGTTATCTTCGCATCATCATTTTATCTTTTTACATACAAATCATTATGGCAATAGGAAAAAAGACCGGAGGACGGCAAAAAGGTACGCCCAACAAAATAACGGCACTGGCAAAAGGGATGATTGAGAAATGGCTTGAAGCGCACAACACTATACCCGAAGGAGATGTGACGCCACTAATAATGCAGGACTTCCTGGAACTTGACCCCAAAGACAGGGTGAAAGTGTCGACAGAGTTCATTAAAATCATCATGCCTAAGAATATCAGCATAGACGATGGCGAGGTCAAACTCACCATTGAGGACAAGCTTGTCAAACTTGCCGGAGAAGAAGACGAGGAAGAATAATCTATTACCCTCTACTTTAGATTGTCTTCATGTCAAGGGAACCCCAACCCGAAAAGGGGACGATTTTACTGATTTGCTTTGAAGCGATGTTCGAGAGAATGTCGCTTTTTTCATGTCCGGACCGTAAAATTTCTTCGGAAGAAAAGGGTATTTCTTCGGAAGAAATAGCAATAAATGTACAATTATACCCCATTTCTTCGGATTTCTTCGGAAGATATTGCCTTAATTGTACAGAAAAGGGGTATTTCTTCGGAAAAAACACGCATAAATGTACATTCTTGTACAGATTGAATTTTTTATGCGAAAATCAGCTCAAAAGCACCTCAAAAATCTTCTGAAATGGCTGAAATGAGCTATTTTTTGACATAATTTCAGAAGATATTACATTTATTTCTTCGGAAGAAATAACCATAAATGTACAGAAAAGGGGTATTTCTTCGGAGGAAACAGCCATAAATGTACATTTCTTCGGAAGAAAAGGGTATTTCTTCGGAAGAAATAGCAATAAATGTACAATTATATCCCATTTCTTCGGAAGATATACCATAAAATAAATATATATATCTACTACTACATCTACCGCGCGCGCGTGCGCACGTGAAGAAATTTTCGATTTTAGGGCAAGAATAAAAATTGAATAAAAAAGAAAGCCTACAAAGAAAAATACCTTGCAGGCTTATATCATTTCGTGAAGTCACAAAAAAAATCAGAATCCTTTCCCTTTCTGCCGTTGGTACACCACCGTCTGGTCTTTGTCGAGGTTGACGATTTTGAACATCACCATTGAACGGTTCGGAATATCATCCGGCAGCATAGTTACGAGCCGGGCAATCACCTCGTCCACATTGTTGAAGCCTACATCGGTCAGTTCCGCCACCTTTTGCCCGTTGTGGTATGCAGCCGCATTCACCATATAGCGGTATGACAAGCGGAAATGCACATCCTCCTGTTTCTGCTCACGTACAGAAGCCTTACCGGAGAAGAAAATGAAATCAATTACTTTCTCGTTCAGTTCCCAAGCAGGGGAGAAGTCAATCTTGATATACCCTCGTGTTACGTTGTGTCCATTGCTATGGTTCATGCCAAACGCCACTTCCGAGATAGAGGCACGTACATCATTCTGAGCTACTGTTCCCCATGTATGCCGGAACGTGTAAGCCGAATACCACTCTTCCTTTGGCATTCCCATAGCCTTGCATAATTGCCTTATCCCACTGTTGACATTGGCGCAAAAACTGTCCGATGTAGTCATGCGCTGATAGAAATTGAACAAACGCTCATCATCTTTTGCCGTGTTCATGTACTTTTCAAATAGCGGCTGGATGATTGCTGGCACCCGCATTTCCATATACGCACCATCCGCACGGAACTTCTTCGTTTTGGCCCGTTGGTAGTGGATAATTCCGTTCCGGTAATCCTGCTTTCTTAGATTATACAGGTCAATCGTGTTGATTCCTGCAAGGCAAAGCACCATCATAGCAACATCACGCCCGAACTCCGTCTGTGGATATTTCATCTTACTTTCCGGCAGAGGGAATGAAAAGAACTCCCGACATGCTTCGGGGGTAATGGCAAGCTTCTCCGCACGATCAGCCGTTGGTATTTCCACTTTCACCCATGGGTTGACTTTGATACGGATTATACCGTTATCGTAATCGTTGTACTCCAACATGGCGGCTTTAAATACCTGACGCATACAGATTGGATACATTTCCTTTGCCCTATGCGTCTGTTCAAGCGACTTTATCCATTTGTTCACCTGCGTAGAGGTCAACTGAGCGAACATCACTTGGTTGGTTCCGATGAACCGTTCCAGATGTTGTAGGGCAAGCTTGTAGTTCTTGGCATTCCTTTCCTGCCCACGGTCAATCATTCTGTCGATATGCACTCTCGCATAATCCGAAAAACAAATATCGTCATTGCCGTTCGTAAGAAAATCCACCACTTCCTTGACCGTCCAATGTTCAATGTCTTTTTTGTTGAGCCGCTCGTTATATTCCACTATCCGCCCGGCACAATACTGAAGCACGTAGGGGTCTTCGATTTCTTTCGCTCTGGAAAGTTCTTTCTTCGTGACCATCTTGTCGGTCTTCATGAATTGTGTCCCCCTATGGTGGGTAACTCTGATATAAACCGGATAAAATCCGTCTTTGCGTTCTTTTTGAACACACGCTTTAAATGTTGCCATACTACTATGATTTTTGCAAGTTATTTATGATAAAATAGGTTTATATCTCTCATTTCTTTTGATGACCGCAAACATCCTCGCCACGATTTTTGCTCGTAGCGCATTGATTACG